TGCGCACCCAACGCAAGACTTCCTTCAATTGGTCGCTCTGCGTAGTAAGCAGCACGCTCCGCTGGCGTCATCTGAGAAAATGCGCTTGGGCCTTCTCTATCAGCGTCACTTCTACCGCCGCCACCACCACCGCCAACCATTGGCACTGTAGGCTCAACTGGATTCACAATAGGCTGCGGAGTAACCAGGCGCTTGTAAGGCGTGAACCCTCCGGTGTAATCGGGTGCATAAGGGTTAAATCCACCGGATGGCATACCAAAGAACGAAAACGGCTGAGACTGTCCAAATTGAGACATGATCTCAGCGTAACGATTACGCCCACCAGATGATGGCGTTGGGATATAGGGCATTGGTGCAGGCGTGTAAAGTTGCCGCCCAGGATATGAAATTGGAAAGCCAGCAGGAGGCGACATAGTTGGATTGCTTACGCCAGCGGCTCTAGCTTGCGCAGGACTGCCATACGCCTTCCCATCAGGACCGTACACAATCACTGCGGTAGAGGATTCTTCACCACCTAGGCTCATATCACAACTCCTTGCTCAGAATATGCCACTTAGGTTCATATCCCTCATCTGCTAAAAATGTCCTTGCCCAACCCTTACGGCCAGCCAGGGTAACTCGCGTGCAACCATTCTGCCTTCCCCAAGATTCGATATGTGGTCGCATCAGTTGGAGTTCATCTAGGTCGCCGCCAGCAAGAAAAAAGTGCAGATTCTTGAGTCGCGGATAGACAATGATTTCCGTGATGACTGCGCTTTTTGTCCCAGCCCATAGCTGAAACCGTCCTGCCTCTACACCCTGCGCAACATCTTCAAGGGTGTGGGTTCCTGCCGAGTATTCTAAGGCGGCTTCGATGTGTTGTGCCAACCGCCAAAAATCCTCCATTATCGTTTCCCTGCCGATGTAGCCTCCAGCCGCATCACGCCGACCCGCCAATCGTCTAGGACGTTGCCGGTGACCTTCATCTTGACTGACCGTCCTGAGAACCTGGTGTCGGTGGGAGCCTTGGCGCTAAACGGGCCGTAGCTGACCTCTGCCGATGTCGGATAAAGCCTAGCCGTGAAAGAGATAGCGACTTCGCCTAGGGTCTGCTCGTCGGGTATCACCGACCTGACGGCCATGATGTTGTCGCCGTTACCTAGTTCAATCGGGCCGGACTGCGCGTAGGGAGCCACCGAGTCGTAGGTGTAGCCGACTTCGTGGTCGTAGATGTACCCGTCGGTGCTGACAAACAGCGGATTAGCAAATACGCCTCGATCTGTTCCAGCGGTGCGCGTCATCATCCCGATAGACCAATGTCCCTCTCGGTAGTTGTAGGTTACATAAGAATCATTCTCATTTGATGACAACGACGGGTAGAACCAGGTCACCTCACCGAATGCTGAATTATGGACGGCGTAGACCTTGGACGCCTGCGAATAGTTGATATTGTTGAAGATGTAGTCTCCGACATCGCACTGCATTGGCTTGACGAAACCGTCGTAGGACCAGAATCCCGACTGACTCATCCACATCGCGGAAGTGTCGATGGCCGCTACAGCCTGTGAAGAAATCACGCCGCACCCGCTACCCACCTTCTCAAAGCTGTAGACGAATGGCAGGCCGATGTAGCTGGCGACGTGCGCGTCCACATCAGTAAACAGAATGTTTACACCTCGCACGCGCTTGCCGCACCTTAGAGATCCTGGTGTCGCCAGCTCAAAGTCACCAGCTTGGTTATTGGCTGCCGCCGTCCAGACAGTATTGTTCTCTTGGTCGCACCACTTTACCAAGCGCGGGTTGCCCGACGCGCCCAAAGCAAACATGATGCGCTCGTTGGTGACCAGAAGAGCCGCGCAGCTTGTTGGCGCGTTGGTGATTACAGCCGCAAGCGTAGGCGTCGTGAACCCTAGCTGCCACTCGTACAGCTTGCCGTCAGTGTTGCTGCACGCTACCAGGTACTCGCCCCAGGTGTCCAGGCTCCAGGTGGTGGCCGGTACTGATCCGGTGTCAGGTCGCGCAGTGCCATACGACAAAGTGCCATAGGTCCAGTACCCGTAGCCTGTAGTGCCAGTGGCGTTAGCAGAACCAGCCGTGAAACCTGTCGGGGTAATGTCCTTAACAGTCCCTACTGCATTCATCGCGTACAGCTTGGACTGCGTACCCATAGCCGCATAGCGGGTTGCGCTGTTGTCACGCCAAGCAATGATGCCTCGGCATATGCCGGTCATAGCAGACGTGGACTTCACCCGCCACCCGCCAATGGGTCGCAGGGTATTCTCAAACCAGCGTACCAGGTTGGAGTCGTACCAGCGTCCAGCAGACTGATATTCAGTGCCGTTGCGGTAGACGCCTGGTGGAATTTTTAAGGGGATGAGTGCCATGATTACACCGATAGGTTGGAGACAAACGACAGTGTAACGATGGCCGACGGTACTGCTGGCCTGGTTGGGCTGGCGCTGGCAGCAAAGTGCTCTAGCGTCACACCAACATCGCCAACCTTAAACACGATTTCAACATAGTCATTTGCCGCCAAACTGGTAAACAAATTCAAAGCCGCAATCATGTGGCTCGGGTCGCCTGTGCTTTTCCTTGCAGGTGGGTGATACCGACTGTTTGAGTTGTCGATGTTTGTGCCGTTTTTGCGAAACCAAATGTCCACGTCGTGGCTGTCGTTGGTGGTGTTTTTGAGTTGAATCGAAAACTGTATGTTGTAGATGCCTGGCTGCGATACGTTAAATCTGGATGAGTTTGATAGCGTGACGCCGTTGCTTAAATCGGTGGTGTCAAACGTGATGACAGTGGCAGCGGTGGTGCTTGCCGCCACCTGGTCTGTGGAGTCGTGGAACGCTCCATATGGGGCGTTGAGGTACTTACCCCCACGCGGTCCGAATAACGCTCCCAGAGCGTTTGTGACTCGGACGGCGTAGTTCCCGATGTTGCTGAATGTCTGGCTAAAGAACAGGCGGTCATACACCTCACCAGGGTTGCCAAGATTCGGCTGTGCTGGCGTTGTTATCTGGCCGCTGTAGTCGCTCATACGTTCCGTTCAAAGTGTGGGCAGTCCACCAAAGACTTGAAATTACCGCCCCAGCGGTTCTTGGGGTGCAAACTTTCCCAATATGCACCGATCGGAGCAAGGGTAGCTTTGTCCCAGATTATTTTCCCGTTCAGGAAGAAGTTCAAGTCCATCGCGCACCGTTTTAGGTGGATGGAGTTCATTGTCTTAGACCGGCCCGTCTTCACGTAAATGGCTTGCTGTTCTGGTGTACGCGCCAACTCGCCACCAGTGACCATGAAACCTGTGTCTGTGGCGTGCTGAATCAGCTTGCAAATGTCCAGCAGGAATGCTGCTTGTTCTCGACTAAGACTCATACAAACCCCTTTTTTGAACAATTAGGTCGATACAGGTTACGTCTACCTTAGCGCCCATCTTGATAAATTCCTGCTTCTTCTCCATCACCACCGCCATACACTGCTGCCTGTCGGTGTAGTGCGCAAGCTGCTGGAAGAACTCGCAGTGTCCGTTCATGCAGATGTAGAGTACGGGGATGAAAATGCTCATTTGTTGGTCCTCATCTCTGCCAGCTTCTCTACGGTACGTCCACCAAAATAAGCCAAAAAGACTATCTGACCCCACGTCCCTAAGAGGCTTACAAAACTCTCTTGCGGACTGTATCCAAAGGCCGACATCATTGTGAACAAGAAGTATCCTGCAAAAATGGCAATCAGGCTCATGGGTCGGATGTTCTTGGATAGCCAAGAGTCCGAAGACATATCCGATTTCCAACGGTCTGTTACGTTGTCAGCATCATTCTGTGCGGCCTTGGCAAGCAATTCCAGTTCAGCCAATTCCATTTTGGCTTTTTCAATGCCTAACTCCAGCAATCGTTCTTCATGTTGAAATTGCAACTCACGCAGTTTTGTTACGTCAGCCGGGGTTGGGTTATCAGGAATTTTCACGCCTAGCGTGTTTTCCACTACCTCTTTGCCTTTGGCTTGTATTGCGCTAGATAGCAACGTCAGGCCGTTTTCAGCAAGAGTACCGAGTAGTGCGCCAAGTATTGGAATCATCAGAAACCCCTATTCATAATAACGTGAAACGTGATGCTCACCAGTGGGACAACAATAGCGGATGCACCGGAAATCCAGAGTGTGTTCATAATGATTGCCACTTTTGCTTCCTTGTCCTTCTGCTTTCTTTCCGACTCTTCTCTCTCCATCGTGTTGCGCTCTTTAATCATCCTGGTGCGCTCTGCCATCATCTCTTCCCAAACCGGAGCATTGCCACTATAGAAGAGGATGTCCTTTAGCTCCTTCTCATGTTCCCGCAGCGCCTTAGATGCCAGTGCAATCTGGAGAGCCTGAGAACTGATCTGTGCATCCGTCTTTCCTATTGACGCAATCCTGGCCTTGCTGCTTGCTAGGTGTACCGTGTCTGCCGCTTGATAGAAACTGCTGAATTCTTTGTATAGGCCGTGTATATCTTTACCAAGGGCTACCGCTTTTTTATGCCAGCCACCGCACCTTGGGCAATGGCGAATGCTGTGAATGGATCAATCACTTCTTGTTCACAACTACCCAGCGGCAGATGCGTCCGTCTTTGTCCATGAATTCGTTTGCACCCATCTTCTTGTCCTCATCTCGTTTAGGAATACGACAAACCAAAACCGTCTTTGTCTCAGTGTTAGGCCACGGGCTTTCCGCTGAGACAGTCTGGTCAATCACTTGTCGGCCTTGTTTTCCAGCTTGTCGAAAATACGCTCTAGGGTCGCGTCGATCTTGTCCAGGCGGCTTTCAATGTCTGCCTTGCTTACGTAGTTCTTTGGCAAGTCAATCTCAATGGCCTTGATGTCTGCTTTCAATAGCTTGACAGAGTCCCATATCTCTTTGCACCACCAGCCAACGGCGACCAGGATCGCGCCTCCGATGAAGTTGAACATTGGCTGGAATTCCATTTACGCGCTCCAGGGTGTGCCAGTGGCGGTTACGGGGTTTTTTAACAGCGCAATTTGTGCGGCAAGGCCAGCTTCAACAGCAGTCTTGTCCACGCCGTTTGCCCAGCACCAGTCCAACACTTCCTGTTGGGTTACGCTGGCGTAGGGAATGGATGGCGTAGCAGCCGCAAAGCTGCAAGTGCCGTAAGAGCCAGCGGTGTATGTGCCATCAACAGCGGATGCTGTCCAGTGCGCGGTGGTGATAAAGCCGTCTGCTACCAAGTAGTCAGTTTGTACGATGTTCCAAGTAGTAGTCATGGTGAGTTCTTAGTTAGATTCAAGTGCCGTAATACGGGCGGTTAGGGAAGTGATGAGGGCTTGCTGTTCTTGGATGGCTGCGGTTAGGGTTGCCACCAAGAAGCTGGTGTCGATGCCTTGGTGGATAGGATTTCCATCAGCATCCACAGCGTCTTTATCTCCTGTTACTGCTTGTGGGCATACTTCAGCCAATTCGTGAGCAATAAATCCTTCGCCATCTGACCCGTCACGTTTCCACTTATAGGTCACAGGCTTGAGCGCAGCTACTTTTATCAACGCTCCTGTCATGGGCGCAATGTCTTGTTTAAGTCGATAATCAGATGAAGTATTAAAAGCAGTTGTAGAGCTTGTTACAGAAATGCCGCCTACTTGATTTCCTGCTGATGCTGCCCGTAAAACACCGCCCGTTGTATCTACACGATTTACAGATAGTGCCTCAAAACCACTTCGACTTGCCCAAGTTGTTCCGTTTGTGTTTACAGCAAAACCTGATACGTTATTGCCGCTTCCATTGCCCGTAGTAGAACTTGTAGTAGCCACCATAAAGTTGCCGCTGGAGTCAATACGCATCCGTTCATTGTTACCAGTAAACCAAGCATGGTATGAACTTGTTATGTTTTGCTGGTAAAAATCTCCCGCATCAAAGGAAAACAAAATATCGTTGTCTCCAGAGCGGTATTTAATAAACCTATCTGCCCCTGCGCCAAGTGTGTAGCTAGAGTCAGAAGAGACGTTTACGCTTCCTGCAACATCCAACTTGTAAGCTGGCGAAGCAGTACCAATCCCCACGTTGCCGCTGGAGTTAATACGCATCCGCTCAGTCATCGCTGCGTCAGCGCTTGCATTTCTCGTATACGCCGCAAGATAACCAAGAGTGTTATTACCACCATCGGTAATGCCACTTTTCCACGCTGCAAAAGTTTTGGATGCTGCGCCGCCAAATTCAATACCACCGCCAATATCACTTGTATTATCTGTAGCCACTGCATATATCGTTGCAGCTTTTGACCCGGAAACCGTTGGTGCATTAGCTTGGCCTGCACCCTCTACGTCTAATTTAGCTGTGACCGTGGAATTACCAATCCCCACATACCCACTAGAGTTAATGCGCATAGATTCCGCACCGCCTTCAGTAAAAGCAATGGTGTCAGCAGCGGGGAAAAAGATGCCGGTGTTAGTGTCGCCTGATGTAGTGATGGCGGGAAGTGCTGCCGTTCCAGCCTGTACAGTTGTCACGCCTGTAGCTGACAGAGTGGTAAATGCACCGGTGTCTGGTGTTGTTGCGCCAATGGCCGTTGCATCAATCGTACTGGCCGCACCGGTAACTGTCAGCGTACCGGCCACCGCCAGCGTCTTACCCGATCCGACATTGAGGCCGACGCTGGTTCCATTACCAGCCGCAGCAAACACCGCGTCAACCGAGTCCAGGTCGGTGTTGATCTTTGTGCCCCAGGCGTCGGTGGATGCACCTACCTCGGGCTTGGTAAGAAGTAGGTTTGTCGTTGTCGTATCAGCCATGATGTACCTCTATGCGGCTTCTTGCCACGTTGTTGCATTATCGGATATATCTGCCCATGTTTCACTGGTGTCAGATACCGGCGTCCAGGTCTCGGATGTGTCAGGTATCGCGCCCCATCCGAATCCAATGACTATCCCAATTGCACCGGTTGCGCCGTTGCCCATTATCTCAATTGATGTGACATTTGCGACAGTGCCAACCGATCCAGTTCCGCTGACTCCAGTGATGGCCTGGGACGATATGGCTTCTGCACCCATCGTTCCAACAGCACTAGCCGCAGCATTTCCAGCAATTGCTTTAGTGCTTGTCAGTCCAACTGCACCAACAGATAGCGTAGATGCATTCCCTGTAACAGAAATAGTTCTTGATTGAGAAATGCTTCCTACATTGCCTGTAGCAATAGTTCCATCTTCTTGAATCGATGTTGAATTTAAAACGCTACCAACAGATAGCGTTGACGCATTTCCTGACAAGCTAACTGATCTTGATTGGGCAACACTTCCAACAGATAGCGTTGACGCATTTCCTGACAAGCTAACTGATCTTGATTGGGTAACACTTCCAACAGACAGCGTTGATGCATTTCCTGATACAGCCGCAATCCTTACAAAAGAAACGCTACCAATAGATAGCGTTGATGCATTACCTAATGCAGCCGCAATCCTTACAAAAGAAACGCTACCAACAGATAGCGTTGACGCATTTCCTGACAAGCTAACTGATCTTGATTGGGCAACACTTCCAACAGATAGCGTTGATGCATTTCCTGATACAGCCGCAATCCTTACAAAAGAAACGCTTCCAACAGATAGCGTAGACGCATTTCCTGTAACAGCAATAGTTCTTGATTGAAAAATGCTCCCAACAGATAGCGTAGACGCATTCCCTAACAAGCTAACTGATCTTGATTGGGCAACACTTCCTACAGATAGCGTTGACGCATTTCCTGACAAGCTAACTGATCTTGATTGGGCAACACTTCCTACATTGCCTGTAGCAATAGTGCCATTTTCTTGAATGGATGTTGAGCTTAAAACGCTACCAACAGATAGCGTAGACGCATTACCTGATACAGCCGCAATCCTTACAAAAGAAACGCTTCCAACAGATAGCGTTGATGCATTGCCATCTTCTTGAATTGATCTTGATGTTGAAACGCTGCCAACCGATCCGGTGGATGCGTTGCCTGTTATGGCCAGGGTCGCGCTGTTCGTGACAGTGCCTGGTGAGAGTGTCGCGCTATTACCAGTCAGGCTTACAGCCGCGCTCTGGGTGACGCTGCCAACTGAAAGGGTCGCAGAGTTACCTGTAACAGCCGCTGTAGTGCTTGGCGCTACAGTTCCAATGGATGCCGTGGATGCGTTGCCGGTGATTGCAACTGTTCGGGTGAGACCAACAGTGCCGACATTTCCGGTTGCAACCGTCCCATCCTCTTGGATTGACCTACTGGCAAGCAGTGTCCCAATGGCAAGCGTGGAGGCGTTGCCAGATATGACAACATTGCCTATACCATAGACGCCCTTGCCGTAGTAGCCTGTACCGTATGCAGCCACGACGCTGCCCCTTCAGTTATGCCAGCCGGATCAGGCCGGTACTTGCGTCATTGGTGGGCATTGTCAGAGTGAACGTACCGGCGGTAACTGTCTGTGACCCAAATGTGTGGACGCTAACCGCCTTGTTGCTCTGGGTCGAGTTATAGATCAGGACCGCATCAAACGCTGTAGCCAGCGTAACCGATGAATAAGTTATGCTCGCGCTAGGCGTTACAAATGCTGTAGTACCACTTGTGCTTGGAGCAGTGCCGAATGTTACTGTGACGCCGCCTGCGGTATAGCCAGTACCAGACACCTCATTGGTGGCGCTATAGGCCGTTGTGGAGGCGTTTACGGTGGCGCTTGCTAGGTACAGCGCGGCCTTGAACGTGTCGGCGGTGGTAGCAGCGCGTATTACGCCAGTGCCGAAATTGTGGTGACCGACAAGCAATTCACCCTTAAAACTTGTACACATTGCCTGAGTATTTGCCATGATTTATTTCCTAAATTTGTTGAATAATACCATCAGAAAAAACGCTACGCTTCAGTGCCATATGGACAGACCTATGCACCATCTCACCATCCAGCCAATACTCTACCCAGCTTGTTGTCTCGGTATCGTTATCGATTGAACCCTCGCGCTTTTCCAGCAGCGAATCGTCCATCTCACCTTTTGTCGTAGTAACTATCATCCGAATGTCCTTGCTCTTGCCATCAAAGCGCCGCCCGTCATGGAGCCGCGTTCATCAGACAGGTTGAGTGCGTCGATGCCCTTCTGGTACAGGCCAGCCCATACCTGTATTCTCGCATCATCTTGGAGGTATGGCGCGGCCTGGAGCAGCGAACCGTAAAGGTAAACATCAGGCGACAGAGTCAGCAGAAAGTTGGTCGTGTTTGAGTCGGACAGCTTGCTGAGTTTCGCGTAGTAGATCAACTCAGAAACGTAGGACGTGTCAGGTGTCGGTAGGACGCGGATCTGTCCACCGATAACGCAAAAGTATTTAGGCTGGCCGCTGGCGCTGTAGCTGACTTGCAAGTCATCCATCGCGTTGATGCTCTGGAATACTAGCGGGGAGATGGGGTTCGTACCGGTCAGCTTGAACGATTTAGCCTCTAGGTAATCGCTTGGCAGTGCGCTGTACTCGTCGCTGATGGTGGCGTTAGCCCTGACAATCATTTGCCTGGTGCGGAGATCGCGCTCCATCTGTGCCTCGGCCAGAGAGACAAAGTCGGTGATGGCAGACGTGAGATCGCTACGGTTGAGCCAGTCGGCAACCGAGGCTTTCAGTTCAGCGTAGGTGCTAAGTGCCATGCTCTTCCTTCTCGATGTCGCGCATCATCCAGGTGTGGTCGTGCTTGAATTCAAACGTCCCGATGTGGCCGATCTCTTTGCTCACGTCGTGGTCTATGTGTATTTTATACCCTGCCGCCTGCGCCTTTCGGCAGAAGAAAATGTCCTCTCCGATGTAGCCGCGCTTGTCGGTGCGCCAGGGAGTCTCGAACCAAGGCTCTGTCAGCTTCTCAAAGACGTTGCGCTTGATGAGCATCACGCCCATTCCGATGCTGCCAACTTCCTCGATGCCGGTTGACTCCGGCATGGTGTAGACCAGTTCGCGCTCACCGTCAGGGCCGTACTTCTGGGCAGTCGGGCCGGTAGGAATTCGGCGCCTGGCGCAGTTGGTTGCAACGATGTCTAGGTCGTGCTTGAGCAGGCGCTCGACCATGTCCTGCGGGAACGTCATGTCTGAGTCGATGAACAGGATATGGGTGCAGCCCTCGGCCATCGCATCCAGCGCCAGGTCAGCACGCTGGTTTTGTATCAGCGTGCCCTGCATGATCTTGAGAGACACTGCATCTGTCGTGTTCAGCGTGTGGTAGCAGACCATATTCACCAGGCAATAGGTAAAGTTGGCGTGAACCATGTCACGGGCTGGTGTGCAGACTGCAATGTAATTGTTCATACTTGTCCAGGTCTCGTTCTGAAAAATCTGTTGTCGGGGTCATTGAGCCAGCGTTTCATGTACGCATCATCGTCCAGCTTGCCCTCGGCCTTGAGTTGGTAGTAGATAGTCTCCGGAATGCTGGCAACGTGATGCCACTCGCCACTCCAGTTTGCGCGCTCATCTACTCGATTGAAATCTGCCTTGTTCGCTTCAACAACTGCTGTGACATCCTGCTGAGTCTGAATTGTTGCCTGGCCAGTTTCATCGTTGTAATGCCAAAAACGGGTGATACCCGCGTCTTTGTTTTCGTCAAATACTTGATTGTTCATGCGTTAAAAAAGGGACCAGGTTTCCCTGATCCCTTCCAGTTGATTACGAAGTAATCAGGTCAGCAGCCAGTCCGTGTGCGTTCTCGGCCAGCACCTTGTGACCCCACTCCACCAGCAACATACGCTTCTCAGCGTCGCCGGTTTTAGCAAGTTCAATTTGCTGGTAAGGACGCAGCACAACCATCTTGGCGTACTCAGGATCGAGCACCCATGCGTCACGCTCACGTTGGAACCTGTTGGCAACTGTTGCCACGTTTCCGAAGTCGCTCACGTATAAATCGACCGCCCCCACGAGAGTGGCAGGTTTTGCACCGCCATCAATGTTGAAACGGCTGGATGCGATACCAGAGAAACCGCTAACGCGCTGCTTGTTAATAGGGCCAACCATCAACATTTTGGGTGTGCCGCCAGCAGCCCACACTTGCTGAATCACATTCTTGAGAATGGTTTCAGTAAAGGTGCGGACGTTACCGTCAGTACGCGCGCTGCTAGGCAGCGTGGTGTACGACGGATTAGTGCCGTTGGTTTGCATATCGACGTTGGTCTTAACCCACGCTTGAAGTGATGCAGTACCGCGTGCAACGCTGGTGCTACCGGCAGCAGCCACCGCGCCGTTGAGCATGGTGAACTCTTGGTCTCTTTTTAGCTCGCTCGAACGCTTCGCAATTTGGTAGGCTAATTCTGAGCGACGCCCTGCCTTGTTAACTACTTCTTCAGTCGCGGACAAGATGATGGTCTTGCGCGAAATCTGAGCGTAGTTTTGCAGGCGAACAGTTGCGGTAACAGCATCAAAAGAGGAGACATCGTCACCCTCAATCTGCTTGTTAGCTGCGGCTGCCGCCAGGGTATCGCTTTGGAATTCAAACAGCGAATTGCTGATTGATTCGCGTCCGATGTTACTCATGTAAGGAGTTTCTTCGGGTGCGATATTGGTGATGATGTTGGACAGGTCTTCACGGATACCTTTGGCGTCAAAGGTGGTGAAAGTGTTAGTTACGATTGCCATGATTTACTCACTTTAATAAAAGTTCAATTGCGGAGACCGCGTCTTGTACGCGGCCACTTTTTGCAAGACGTTGTTTTGCACGCACTGACTCGCTTGTTGTGGAGACTCGACCCGCTGCTCCTGGCTTGGCTGGTCTTGGGCCATTGTTGACTACCGGCTTGATGTTGCCCCGCTTGGACATCATCTGTTCGTACAGTGCCGCTTTACGCAGCACGTTCACGACGCGGTGGTCAAAAATGTTCTTCAGTTCATCAGGCTGGAATCCGGCTTTCTGCCCGAATTCAATGAGTAACGCTTTCTCTGCCTTGGCCTTTGCTGGGTCCTTCCACTCGGGTAAGACTTCCATCAATTTGTCTTGCTCTTGAGCAAGAAACGCCTGCATAGACTGCGCTTGTTCTGCGCGTGAGATTTCTGCAAGACGCTGCTGTTCGCTCTGAATAGCCGCGTACTTGGTCTGGTTCTCACGCACTAGCTCTTTCTGCCTAACCCACTCGATGGGGTCCTCTTGGTAGAGGCGATCCCAATCGATCTGAGGCTCTGCCGCCTGCTGAACTTGCTGCTCCAATGCTCCTAACAATTGAGCGTATTGCGCACGCTCGGCGCGGATGGCCTGGCTCTCTTGCTCAACTTGCTTTCGCACCTCGGCAATCTGCTGGGTCTTCCGCGTGTAGTCTTGAGTGCGTGAGTAACCTTGTTGGAGTTCGTCAAGCGTTACAGAAACTTCCTTACCGTCTACTTTGACGGTGAAAGTCTGCGGCTCTTCGCTCTCCTCTGATTCATCATCTTCCTCTGACTGTTCGGTAGGCGTTTCATCGTCCGATGCGTCTGCATCACCGGACAATTCTTCATCTACCGCCGCCTGAGTTTCCTCAGTTAACGCCTCGTCGGTTGACTTTTCTCCCTCTTCGGGAAGTATGGCCGTGAGTGCCTGGACTGCTGCGTCCATGTTGAGTGATTCTGTCATTTATTTACCCGTTCCAGCGCACGCTGCGCCACTTTTGCGTTGTCGATAGTCTTGGTCAATTCACCTTTGAGGTTGTCTATCGCCCTCAACATGGACCAGGCCATCTCGCGTTTCGCGGATTCTTCGGGTTTGCTGCTCTTGAAAATCCAGAGTTGTTCGTTCTCAATCTTGGTGATTGCTGTATTGAACGTCTCGTCCTCTAAGAGTTCCTGTGCCTTGCGGCCAGAGCGAATTACTTGATCTGTCATGCCATTCCAGGTTGGTTGATGGTTGCCTCTCGATTCATGCTGGTGACAGCTTGAATCTCAGCGTTGCTAATTTGTGCGTTGTACTTTAACTCAATTTCGTATTTCTTTAGTAGTCCATCCTGAGCTAACTCATCGCGCCGGAAATCATCGTCACGAATCATCTGCTCGCGCTTGAGTTCCAACTCGGCTGCCTTCTTCTGGATGTCGGCCTCGATGGACTTAGCCTGGACCTCTGCCAGCACCTCCTCGGGTGTCGGCTTGGGTGGTGGTGGCGCTGGTGGCTGGTAGTCGGCGGGGATGTCGTTGAAGAACTGGCTGGAGTCCTTGAACCCGCTGAGTTCCACGATCTTGCGCAGGGTGCTGGCGTACATGGACGGGCTTACCAGCGGGTTCTGTGGGCCGAGCTGGGTCAGCGCCTCCTGCTGCTTGGCGCTAATCATCATCAGAGCCTGCAGGCGCTCGTTGGTGTCGCCGTTGCCCAAGCCTATGTTGATGCTCACGTCCATGTTGGCGTTCCAGGCGCGGGGATCGATCTCCACAAACTGGTCGCGCAGGCGAATCATGCGGGGCTTGTCTTGGTGGGTCACCATCAGGAACAGGATGCCCTTAAACAGCTTCTTCATGCCCTCGGCCATCATCCGCGCCGTGAGTTCGATGCGGCCCTGGGACGCGCTGATGGTTGCGGCCACCGCCGCCTTTGTGCTGGACTGCAATGCGTCGGCGTTCAGACCCATCGCGGCCTTGCTCATGCCGGTGCGGTCTTCTTTGATCTGGTCGATGTAGTCCAGCATGGGAAAAGCCGCCTGCCCGACAAACGGGCTGGAGAACGGCTGCACCATGCCAGGGGCACGCATACGGATGATGGCTCCGGTCTCGTTGTTCAGCACGTCATCCATGTTGACCTGGCCCTCGACCACCGCGGTGCGCGGGTGGATGGACTGCGCCAGGGAGTCCAGCGTGTTGCGCAGGATCTCGGACTTGATTTCCTGGATGTCGTGGGTGATGTCAAAAATGGACATCGCCTCGATGGGGCTGGTGTGTGGCTCGGGGTCGCAGGGGAAGTCCACGAATGGAATGTAGGACGCGGGTAGGTTGCGCACCACCTTGTAGCCGGAACCCATGCAGCAGATTTTGCGCAGCTCGGGGATGCCGTCGCCGTCGTAGTCAATGCGCTCGTACGCCTCGATGTACAGGACGCGGCGCAGCATAGGGTTGGCGCTGTCGGTCTGGCCGACGGCGGTTGCCAGCGGCTGGCGTGCCAAATACTCCTCATTCTCGTCCAGGTCGGAGGCGGTGACGTTGTCCAGCACCTCGTCCTCGTCGTAGCCCATCGCCACCAGTTCGGCGACAGTCGCCATCTTGCGGTGCGCAATCAGACTGCAGTCATCAAAGGACCGCGCTCGGCGGTCAATTAGCAATTCCTCGGGAGGCACTGCCATAATCTTGATGCGCCCGTCCTTGGTGACGCGCTTGATCTGCACGTCGTGCAACATGGGTGGCGGCATTGGCGGCAACATCTGACCAGTTAACTGGTCAATTTGTGGCTGCATGGGGGGCGCGTCTGGGTCAGGGTACGAAACCACAATCTTGACCTCGGCCTGCTCCTGCATCAGTATTTGCAGGGTCTGCTCATCCAGGCCGGTGAAGTCGGTGATATCCACCTTCTCGGACTCCTCCCACCAGAACTTAGCAATGCCGCACTTCCGGACCAGCGAGTCCTTGAAGATGGCGTAGGTGGTCATGAAACCGTTGTTGTCACGGCCAAAGATGAAGTTTGCGTAGTCGGTGGCTTGCTTGGCGTACTCAACGTCTGCCGGTGTCTCGGGGACGTACTCGACGGTGTTCTCGCTACTGAAAAACACCCGCATCAAGCTAGGCATCATGGCGCTGACGGTGTCGCGCACCTCCATCGCAACCACCTGGGAGCGCCCATCTTCCTCGTTCCCAAACGGATCACCACGGTAGTAGGCGGTCCCCATCGCCCTAATGGGCGATATATCGGAATCGATATAACTGACGGCGTCGGTCAGGTCCTGCCCGATGATCGCCTCCAGTTCGGTGTCATCCATCTGCTCCTGGGCGGCCACGTCGGTGGTAATTGGCAATTCATTCATGTTCATACGGGTATCTTTCGTAGTACGACGTACATGGAATCCACCGCCCGAGGCGTGCGGAGCAACTCGTCTAGTCCCAATTCTAGGGTTTTCCCATACTCTGAGAGCTTGTAGTCCAGGTGCGCCACATCAAACCGGTAATCCTTCCAACCCAAGTACCAGTGCCAGCCGCAGTAGTACACCCAGGAATTCTCGTTGAACGCTCGGACGTGGGTCGGGTCCTGCCACGCGCCAAGGCTCAACTCGTAGGGCACGATGATGTGCATCTCGCCGTCTTCGGCCAGTAGGTCGCGGCAGTTGGTCATGGCTTTCACCAGGTTGGGGATGTGCTCCAAGACGTCAAAGGCAATGATGCGCTCAAAGCCACCGCGCTTGATGGGAACGTAGTTATCTTTCCACTTGACGATGCCACCAATGTGTAGGTCGGAGATGTCCACAACCCAATCAGCGCCAACGTCCGGACGGATGTCAGCGTTGATGGCGTCATCCCTGTAGTCCTTGCCGGACCCGAGGTTAAGAGTTAAACCAGCGTTTGGCATATTGGGGTCGGTTCTTCATAAGCCAAGGCATCGCCTGGTTGGTTAATGCGTTGGCGTCCACGCCAACAGTCTGGCTGCCGACGTGGTGGACGTAGGACGCGCTCACAAAATTCTTGTACCCGACTTCTCTCAGGTCGTTGCATTGCACGTCATCTGAGTACCAGTTCAGTGGTGGAAATGGGCACTTCGTAAAGGCATCTGCACAAATCCAGGCAAATATGGGCGAGATGACATCAGCCTGCCGAATCTTCGACTCGGACGTGAACCGGCACATATCAAACGCCTCACCCTCGGGGTTCCAGCGGATGTTCTGCACCGCACGCGCCCAATCGCACCTGGACGCTACCCACCCAGGGTTCAGCTTCATGTCGCTTACGATCTCGACGTCCTCCAGCAAAACCTTGTAGCTTGACGGTGTCAGGACAATATCGTCATTCGCCACCACAACTGAGTCGAAGTCCTTGAGTGCGCAGTTGATGATGTCGTTGTAGTCCTCGCCAAAATTTCTTGGTGACCCGATCACCTTCACGTCGGCGTCGAACCGGTCCAAAACCGAGGCAGGACCGCGCAGATAAACCGGAATCTCGGGGCAGTATTCGCGGATTGATGCCAGCATCACCGCCAGGTTTTTGCCGTGGACGGTGCTGATTGCAATGGGGCTTATCACTTGGCTTTGTTCCTCGCGGATATGGCTTTGGACTTCGCCTTGGCGTCTGCTTTGCTAGATGCGCCCCAGGCGTTCAGACTCAGCAAGAGCCTGGTCGGTTTCCCGTCCTTCATCTCAGGGCCAGGCATATTCCCCATCCGCGCCAAAAATGACGCCCGACGCGGGTTGTCGCCGGACTTCACCGGCGGCTTGAGGTTCATGCCTTCTGCTTTTGCGCTGGCGCGACCCTTGGCGTTCAAGCCGCCAGTGGCCGACTTACCCTCCTTGCGCGTCCAGTCTGCCGTCATTTCTTCTTCACTGGCTTGGCCGTCTTAGCCGCCTTGCGGAAGTCGGCGGCGCTAGGCGCTGCCTTTGTGCCAGGCTTGTTCATCTTCTCGCCGGAGCCAGCCGCGATACGTTTTTGCTTGGCGTTGATGTTTGCATAAAGTCCAGGTTTCATTCCTCTTCCCCTTCTAGTTCCGTGTCCACATACTCTTCATCGTCTCCACTGCCATCGTTCGGGCCGCCTGTAACCCATGCATCGCACGTTCTACTAGCTGCGCACTTGAAGTCGAAAATCTCGCAATAGCCGAGGTCAGCGAGTCGTATAGTTCCCCAAGGATCTGCTTCATTTCCAATACCTTTCGCAATACATTGCTTAATCGAGTCCTGCACGTTGAACGCCGCGCAGTTACCGCACAGGCTCTTCTTTGAATCTTCAATGCTAACGTCCCAGGTGTCTGCCTTGTTGCGCCAAAAAGCCTCGTTTGGCAGCTTCGGGTTCTCAGGACCATACTTAGCGGCTGTAATCGCCTTGGCGCGGTTCTTCAGATTCAGCACCACGTCCTGGGTAGGCATAGGGCACTTTGCCACCTCCTTATCGGAGGTCATCATCTGGTCCATCGCCGCCTGGTACTTGGCCGGTACGTCGCGTGTAGCCATTACATCCCCCTCTTGGCTTTGTTGGTGGCGGTGCGCTCGCCGCGCATGGGCAGCTTGGCCTCAGACATCGCAATAGCAATCGCCTGCTTGGGATTCTTTACAACGCGCTTGGTCATGCCCGAGTGCAGCTTACCCGCCTTGTACTCGCCCATCACCTTCTCAATCTTTTTCGCGGCCTTGTCCATCTTCATAGATTACCCCTTTGGTTGGATGCGCAATTATGCTACGCGAGCAAGATTCCTGCGCAGCGGCTTGCTCCAGGACACTTTAGCCCCGCCGAATGCACCTATCACCGCGTCTGATGCAAACGTCAGGCAAAAGGCGTCGGCGCGGTCCGGACTCGGGAAACCGCGCTTCCTGATCTCGTCCTTGCCCTCAATCTGAATCTTGCCGCTAGACGTGAACGAATACCGCACGATGGCCAGCTCTGCCACCAGCGCCTCGTCTTTGGGCATCTTGCAGTCACGTCCCTCCAACCAGGCTTTGGCCTTGTGCCATAGCTCGGCTTTCAGATTCCGGTACGTCGCGCCCATCGCTGGACTCTCGGAGACGTTGATGCCGCGACAGGGAAGATTCAGTTCCCGCAGCCGGTCAACCACTCCCGCGCCCAGGCCGATTGAGTCCACCAGGATCTCGGTTGGTCG